TGCACTTGAGGGATTGCTCCCCGAACAGGGACAAGAGGAAGACCAAGAGGCGCAGTTGCCCGAAGAGGGCGCGGCGGAAGAAGAGGAGTTGCTGACCGATGCAGACGCGGACAGCGATGAAACTGATACCGAACAATCCGAAGAACAGGAAGATTCCGAGGAGGAAGAACAGCCACAAGTCTTCACCGTCAAGGTTGACGGTAAAGAAGTCGAGGTGACGCTGGAGGAACTCCAAAAGGGATATTCAAGGACTCAGGATTACACACGCAAAACGCAGCAAATTGCGGAGGTCAGGAAACAGACCGAAGTCGAGTTGCAGGCAGTGCGTGCCGAGCGCGAGCAGTACGCTCATTTGTTGGGTGCTCTAGAGGCACAGGTTCAGCAGGCAGCGCAGCCAAACATTGATTGGGATCGTCTTTATCAGGAAGACCCCATCGAATGGGTAAGGCAGCGCGAGTTGATGCGTGAAAACCAAGAGAAGAACGCGGCCATCCAATCGGAAAAGCAGCGACTCTCTGAGTTGTCACAGCAAGAGCAGTTTCAATATCGTAATCAGATGTTGCAACAGGAACAAGAGGCTTTGATGGCCGCCATCCCTGAGTGGAAAGACTCAAAGAAGGCGGCTGCTGAGAAGGCAATGCTTGTTCAATTCGGCCAAAAGGCTGGGTTCTCACCTGATGAACTGAAGAATGTTGTGGATCACAGGGCGGTTGTATTGCTGCGAAAAGCGGCACTGTATGACCAGATGATGTCCAAGCGAAAGGACATCAAGCCAGTGACGAACAATGGGCCAAGACCTGCCAAGCCTGGTGCAGCAGGAAGAGTATCAAACAACACTGAAGCGATGCGAGCACAACAGCGTCTAGCAAAAACTGGCCGTGTCGATGACGCGGCTGATGCAATCTTCAAACTCTTGAAATAAGGAATCCATCATGTCTATCGTAACGAACACATTCACGACTTACTCTGCAAAGGGTATCCGTGAAGACCTTTCAAATGTCATCACCAATATCTCTCCAGAAGAGACACCATACATTTCCAACATTGGACGCGAGAACATCACCAACACTCTGTTTGAGTGGCAAGTCGATTCACTCTCCGCAGCCGCCGCCAATGCTCAACTGGAAGGCGATGATGTCTCATCGTTTGATTCAGTGACCGCGACTGTGCGTTTGCAAAACTACGCGCAAATTGCTCGCAAGACCATCATCTTGTCAAACACTGAAGAAGTGGTCAACAAAGCAGGACGGCGTTCTGAGTTGGCTTATCAGATCGCCAAGCGCGGTGCTGAGTTGAAGCGTGACCAAGAATTCACCATGTTGAATGGTGAAGTGGCTGCTGCCGGTAGCACAAGTGCGGCTCGCACGACTGCCAGCTTGCAGGCGTTCATCAAGACCAACACCGACAAGCAAACCAACGGCGTTGACCCTAGCTACACCACCCTGCCCAACAGTGCTCGCACTGACGGCAATGTGCGTACTTTCACTGAAACCATTTTGAAGAATGTGATTCAGAAAGTATGGACTGCTGGCGGTACTCCAAAGATTCTGATGTGCGGTCCTGTCAACAAGCAGCGCGTGTCTGGTTTCTCTGGTATCGCATCCAGCCGTTTCAACATTGATGGCGGTGCAAAGCCAGCGACATTGATCGGCGCGGTGGACATTTATGTGTCCGACTTTGGCAATGTGCAAGTCATTGCCAACCGCTTCCAGCGCGAGCGCGATGCGTGGGTGCTCGATCCTGAGTACGCAAAAATGGCTGTTCTGCGTCCATATCAGCAAGTCGAGTTGGCGAAGACCGGTGACGCTGAGAAGCGTATGCTGCTCATCGAATTTGCGCACAAGGTGTTGGCAGAGGATGCCCACGGCTTGGCAGCAGACTTGATCACTTCTTAATCAACTGAGAGGAATAGGGGAGAGGAAACTCTCCCCTACTTACATGGAAAAACGATTTTTTGATGCAAGCCCCGACAAGGGGATCACCCGCACTTGGCACTACAACGATGAGACTGATGAGGCAACGATTCAGACAACTCAAGATTTGACTGCCGTCATTGAGGCCAACAAGCGCGACTTTGCCGCCATCGACAACAAAGCAAACTGGAAGGGTGAATGGCATCATGTTGCCAGCATTCCTGAATCCATTTACTTTCAGTTGAAGGCCGAGGGCAAGATTGATGATCCGGTTTACATGAAGAAATGGTTAAACGATCCCGATAACAGGTTCTTTAGAGTGAGGCCAGGTCAGCTATGAACTACATCGCAGTCTGCACGCCAGCGCGTGACATGGTACATACGCAGTACACATACTGTATGGTTAATGCTGTCGCGTATCACACGCTCAACACGACTGACGCTGTGAGCCTCAAGATACTGCAAGGCACGCTAATTCAAAACCAGCGTGCTGATTTGTGTTTGGACGCAATGCGTGAAGGTTGCAGTCATATCCTTTTCATTGACTCGGACATGACTTTCCCACAAGACATGATTCAGCGTTTGCTGGCGCATGATGTGGACATCGTGGCTACAAACTGCGCCAGACGCAGAATGCCGACAGGTCCAACAGCGCAGAACTACGATGAGAACGGCAAGCGCCAACAGGTTTACACCATGCCTGAATCCACCGGATTAGAGGAAGTTGGCTCAGTCGGCACTGGCGTGATGCTAATCAAGCGCGAAGTGTTTGAGGGTATGACTGAGCCGTGGTTTGATATGCCGTGGCAGTATGAGACTCGCGGCTACATGGGCGAAGATGTCTTCTTCTGCAAGAAGGCGCAGGAGCTGGGCTTCAAGGTGTATATTGACCATGATGTCTCGAAAGAGATCGGACACATTGGCACATTTGAATTCCGACATGAACACACTTGGGTGATGAAAGAACAGCTCGAAAAAGAGGCAGTCTAAATGGCATTGACCACCTACACAGAATTGAAGACATCGCTGGCCGATTGGCTTAATCGGTCTGATCTGACTTCAGTTATTCCTGATTTCATCAGCCTTGCAGAAGCGCAGATGGAGCGCCAGCTACGCACACGACAGATGATTGTGCGTGCCACTGCCTCATTTGCGGCGGCGCAGGAATACGGCACAGTGCCTGCTGATTTCTTGGAAACCAAATCCATCAAGCTCGACACCAATCCGGTGACACCTTTGACATTTCAAACAATTGATGCGCTGGATTCGCTCTCCAACACCACCTACTTGTCCAGCGGAAAGCCACTGTATTTTTCGATTGTGGGTGAGCAGATCAGGTTGCTACCGATACCTGATACCGCGTACACAGCAGAATTGGTGTATTACGCAAAATTGACAAAGTTGTCAGCGAGCGTGGCAACCAATTTCATTTTGACGCAGTCCCCTGACATTTACTTGTATGGATCACTTTTACAAGCTGCCCCATACCTACAATTCGATGAGAGAATCCCAGTGTGGTCATCGTTGTATGCCGCTGGCTTAGAGCAGTTGCAGATTGCTGATGATCGAGGCGCGACAAGCGGCGGATCATTGCTGTCAAGGGCGAGGACATTCGGATGATGATCACCACCACCAAAGGCGACATGGATGAATCCTTGTTGCACAAGTCTGAGGGTTCGATTGAGAACGACAAAGAGATCATCAGTTGGGTTGAATATCGTTTGGATGACGAACTGGTACACAGATCAGTCCATGTTGTGTTGAAACAAAGTGTCGCAGCCGATGGCGTTGCGGCAGCAATAGGATAAGGAATAAGACCGTGGCCAATACTCAATCCATGTGTACAAGTTTTAAAGGTGATTTGCTGACCGGCATTCACAATTTCGGCACAGGTGTTGTGCGTGCATCAACTGCCGCTGACACTTTCAAGGCGGCTTTGTACTTGGACAGTGCCACCATCAATGCCTCTACAACCGCATATACGACCACTGGAGAGGTTTCGGGTTCAGGCTATACCGCAGGTGGTGTCACCGTCACATTTGGCACTCCACCGAGCACCAGCGGTACGACAGCGTTTGTCACGCCAAGCGCCAGCATCACATACGCCGCAGTTACCTTGTCAACCGCATTTGATTGCGTGTTGATCTATAACTCAAGTCAGTCAGACAAAGCGGTGAGCGTGCATACCTTTGGCAGTCAGACCGTGACGGCAGGAACATTCACACTGACCATGCCTGTCAATGACGCAAGCACCGGCCTGATCCGGTTGGCTTAACCGAGGAGCAGCGGCATGGCTGCTTATGGAACAGGCTACTATGGACTTGGTGTCTATGGCATAGGCAATGTTGTCATCAGTGGCAATTCAGCCACTACTGCCATTGGCACGCTGCTGACCAATGTTTCCATTCAAGAAGATGGCACGATTGCTACCGGCAATGTAGGCACAGTCGGCATCAACAGGACTGTGGCCATCACTGGCAATTCAGCCACTGGCGCTGTCAACTCTCTATTTGCCTCACCCATCATCACAGGCAATGCGGCCACTGGTGGTGTTGGAACGGTGATTGGCGCGGTGGTCACTTTCCAAGCTATCACAGGCGTTGAAGGTACAGGGGATGTTGGCACAGTTACTTTCAGTATGTCTGTTGTGGTGGCGATCAGTGGCGTTGACGCGGCTGGATCGGTTGGCACAATAACTGGATATGGGTGGGGCGTAGTGCCTGATTCCTCAGAATCTTGGACACCAGTTTCAGACACCTCAGAAAACTGGTCTGATTTAGCAGACAATTCAATCACTTGGCAAGAAGCCGCGTAAGGGGTACAGATGGCAGATACAACCACCACAAATCTATTGCTGACAAAGCCAGAAGTTGGCGCGTCAACAGACACTTGGGGCACAAAGATCAACACCGATTTGGATAGTGTTGATGCCGTTTTCGCTGCCGCAGGCACTGGCACATCAGTTGGTTTGAACATTGGCGCAGGCAAGACATTGGCGGTGGCAGGCACAGCGTCTGTCTCTGGCACATTCACTGTCTCGGCAACCGATGCCATCAAGATTGCGTCAGGCACTACGGCGCAGCGGCCAGGTTCACCAGCAGCCGGTCAACTCCGATACAACACCAGCCTGAACAAGTTTGAAGGCTACAACGGCACTGTGTGGTCTTCAGTGGGTGGCGGTGCAACTGGTGGCGGTGCTGATACGGTGTTCTATGAGAACACGCGCACCGTGACCACAAACTACACACTCAGCTCTTCCAACAATGCACACAGTGTTGGCCCTATCACCATTAACAGCGGCATCGTTGTCACCATTCCGAGTGGTGCAAGGTGGGTGGTTTTATGACCATAAAAATAAGACCAGAATTTGAATTAGACCGAATCAGAAATTCTTGGACGATTTCTGATGATGGAATTCTTATGTGGATTTCTGGTTTTAAAACTGGTAAGCCTGTCAGTGTTCAAACAACCAAAAGAGGACATCAAACTTGTTATTTGCAAGTAGATGGAGTTTTAAAAGGATATTCAGTTGGTCAGATATCTTGGTTTTTATATCATGGGTCATGGCCAATGAAAGAAGTCGATCATATTGATTCAAACCCTAAAAATCATAAATTGGAAAATTTAAGACTTGCAACTAGATCAGAACAATGTCGAAACAGAATTTCTGGAAAAGCAGGTAGAGCAAATAAAGGTGTTTACAAAAGAGAATATGGAAACAAATGGTCTGCTCAGATTTGGGTTGATGGAGTATGTAAAAATCTTGGAACATACAGCTCAGAAGATGAAGCAGTTGAGGTTCGCCAATTGGCAACCGAATTGCTTCATAAAGAATTTGCAAACACTAAATCTTATAGAGTAGGAGTTTAAATATGTCCTCGGTAATTATCTCAGGAGACACCAGCGGGGCTATCACAGTATCAGCGCCTGCTGTGTCTGGTACAAATACGCTGACGCTTCAAGCCGCCACTGCGACAAATGCTGTCAATAAATTGGAAACAGCATTAGCGTATAACTGGAATGGCTTAACAACAAACACTTCTTTGGATTTCACAGGCATCCCATCGTGGTGTAAGAAAATCACAGTGATGTTTAGTGGTGTCAGTGGAAGTGGAACAAGTAATTTTTTGCTTCAAATAGGCGATGCTGGCGGTATTGAAAACACAGGATATTCTGGTGGTAGTTTTAACGCTGGCGCAACAGCAAATAGCACAGCAGGTTTTGATTTAACTGCTCAAAATCTTGCCGCTCAAGTATGGGGTGGCTCAATAACGCTGACAAATTTAAGCGGAAATATTTGGTGTCAGTCTGGCGTTATTAGTGGTCAATCGGGAGGCTACATAGGTGCAAGTGGCGGTGCAAAAGAACTTTCCGCAACTCTTGACCGAGTACGCATAACAACTGTCAACGGCATTGACACATTCGATGCTGGCACTATAAACCTCTTGCTCGAAGGATAATCATGTCAATTCTTGCTTTAACTTCTGACACGCTGATTGGTACAGCAGCCGCTGGCAATACTGAGTACGATGGCGTATGCTTTTACCCAACTGCCGATACTACTAGCGGTAGAGCGTTTTCACCAAATTCACAAATATTTAGGTTAACCGCAAACGGTTCGGCAATTGGTGCAGCCATTGCAGATTATTTCAGCACATCAAGCTCAATAACTTTATCCGCAGCAGGTGTTTACGAAATTGAATATTTTTTGTTTTTTACAAAAACAACCGCTGGCACAGTAACCTTTACTTTGACGGCAGCACAAACGCCTGTCAATGTGAATGCCTATTATGTTGGCACTCCAGTGGGCGGTGTTGGTACTGTAGGAACGGCACAAACAGCAGCAATAGTAGCAAGTGCATCAACAACATCAGCGTTGCCTGTAACAGGTTCATTGACTACCGCTGTTAACCATCAATACCATATAAAAGCAATTGTTGAGGCAAATGCAAGCACTGCTGGAACATTCAAACTTCAAGCAACTGAAAGTGCTGGGACAATTACTCCTTTGCGAGGTAGTTATTACAAAGTAACAAGAATTCCTGTTGCTAACACTGGCATATTTGTGTAAAGGATAAATTATGAGCACAGTAATCGATGGTTCAGCAGGTATCACAACAAACGCTGGTGGGTCTGTAAACCCATCAACCAACATTGATGGCATCAACTACTCATGTCGTGCTTGGGTGAACTTCAACGGCACAGGTACTGTGG